TTTGGGGACTCTCCCAATACTTTATGTGCCGTTCATCACGCACATCGAGTATTTCCCCAAACACTCCCTCCCTATCGACTGTGGACTCCAGCGTGCCACCACAGCCGACTCCTCCCCCGTGGCAGTAAACGCCACTGCAATGGTTTCAATCTCTGATGCAATCCTCTGTCGTGAACGGGTTGGCGAGGAATACGAAGAAGCGGCTGCAATGGCAATCCGCTCAGTCGTTTGTGAGGTCGTCATGGGTCACAACTTCTCGCACGTCACCGAACTATGGCTCGATGGGGAAGGCGAACTTGAGATTGACCACCTCCTAGCCGAACTCGGTATGGAACTTGACGTTTTCCGTGTCGAGGACATGCAGTGCGTCATTCCAATGTCATTGCTCCAGTGACATATCAATGGCACGCCTAACAAGGCTCTTGGCTCCCTGCCTGATCAATGCGTCAGGCAGTTTGTTGAATGGATACGCCAGTTCACTCTTCTGTCCAGAGAGATGATCAACGATGTTGTCAAACATCTTCTCACATCCATCGGTGCCCCACAGGTCCATCTTCTTCTGGTAGTCCTTGCACGAGCACCCATTTCTTTGTTTTGCGGCCCACTTAGGGATGATCGACGCTAGAGCGGTCCCAGGGCGATTCGTAAAGCCCTTCACGACAACCTCTGGCATATCAGGCATGGATGTCCCAGCCTCGCACAGGGGGCATGTCTCGCTGCCGACGACCGTTCGTTTGCATTCGTTGCAGATCATGTTGTAAATAGTGTTGTTTGACTGCCAGCGAAGGACACTGCTTCTGGATTCTGGGATTCTGGATTCCCAGCAACAGATGGGCAGTGATCGACAAATTGGTATCTGCGACCAGCGGGCTCAAGTTCCTCCGACCTTGTGATTGGGAACCCAAGCGTTGCTGCATAGGAGCAACTTTCCGCCACGTCCTTTTCTAGACTGAAAACGTGATTCGATGCAGCGACAACACGGTATGGGACCACCCCAACCTGAACGAATCGCTCATTGGGCGTAAATATGCTAGGCTCAGAGACAAGTGGTCCCTCCCCATCTGCTGTCATAAACTCATTGAATGTATTTCCGAGGCAGATCCATGACTGAATCGTATTGGCTTGGGACTCTATCATCTTCGATATAGCGTAGTCCTTGTCCGCTCTTGCCGTGGCAATATCCAAATATGGTCCCTGCCATCCAAAGGTTTGCATGCCAACAAAAAAGACAACGGACCTGCCGAGAACTGCCTTGTCCCTTTTGCCAATGCAGTCAAGGATCTTGAACTCAGAGTATTGGACAAACAGTGGAACGGACGCTCTGAATGAATACGACGATGGTCCGATCTTTCCTCCGACTCCGCTGTTCCCTTGTATTGCCCACGATGATTTTATTGAGCCAGTTGCAGCACGACCAAAGCACCTATCTCCGAATGTAGCCGAGTCGCCTACGCTGACTAGGCTGTTCATGTCCTCTTCAACAGTCTCAAACCCAGTCGTGTTGTCCCACGATGGGGACTGCGGCTCTCGGTAGCAATACTCGTACTTGGAGATGTCTTGTAGTGCGACTGCGTTTTGTTGTAGCCTCAGATCCTTGCATGTGCATTCATAGGCAAAGTATTTGTCGCACTCTGGTTGATCGGAAGTCGCAACGGTGGTTATTCGGCAGGCTCGGTTTGGAAACTGGACATAGTATCCGCCATCATTTGTTCGAGGGATGTCAACGTCCCTGAACTCTTCAACATAGTATGCAACCCTCTTCCCAGCGAGACTCGATAGCGACCCACTGAGTTCAACTGACTTTCGATTCGACTGGCAATGCGTTCTTTGCTGCTCAGTGATTTCAGCGGCGGGGATGAGCAGGAATGCTGACTCATCGCCAGTGCCAATCTTTGTGAAGTCGTCGATCTTGATTATGTCACCAGCAACGACATCAATGGGCAGTCCGCCAAAACTAACCTGACCATCCGATGTGACAACCGTCACTCTGTTTTGCATCTCCCAACTTTGGAAGTCCTGCCACTTGTAGTAGTAGTCACCAAAGTATTTGACGCCATTGCCATCGGCGTGCATGTCGATTGGTCCGCCAGCAGAGTCAGTCTCTGCGTCCATTACCCCAGCAACAGTACAGTTCTCTGGTTGCGTAGATCGGTACTGGCTCAATGGGATGGAATAGTTGTCCCACGAGTCAGATAGATTCTCCGATCCATCGACTAGCGTGCCATGCCGCATGACAAACTCAGGTCGATATGGTGGTCTACTGTCGCCGCACTGAGGGTTGTCTGGATTCCATGTCTGGTTGTATAGCGTTTCGCATGACGGGATACACTCTTCTGGAAATGGAGGCACTGCCCTTTGGTTGGGCTCTGCCTTTTCCAGTGCAGTAATCACGCCAGATGTGGGAAGGTCGTCAATGCCGTGCTGGTACTCGGCGTTGCCATACGCCAAGATGCGTGCCGAGAATGTCGGCATCTCGGCTGTGTCGTACTCTTCTGTCCGAACAACATCGCCATCCCAACCAATCTGCCAGTTGTCCTCCTCGAACTCTCTTACGCTGACAATGCCCTGCTCTCTTCTAAGTCGCCTGCTGTTCAGTTGCTCTTCGAGAGTAATCTGGTCGCTTGACCACCCATCTCCGAACAGATAGAAGTCATCGAGCCTGTCAGCATAACTGATTGCTGGTCCCCTTGAGTACCTAGACTCCTCCGCATTCGTCCAGCCACCACCGCTGAACATCGTCACTGGGGCGGTGTAGAGGAACTTCTGCAAGTCGCCATTGCGGTCTGCACTCTGAGCCCAGAACTGATCACCTTGCAGATACTCCGTGTAGGGTTTCCACTGATCGTCGTCAGTGTATTCGCCACGGTCGTATGGGGACGATGGTGCCCACAACAGGTCGGTCTGCCGACATGATTTGCAGCACTTGCATCCTGGTGAATGTTTCATTGTCTATGGCTTTGGAATAACAATCGGACCTGTCCCGCCCTCGGCACCTTCCGATGCGATACCTTCCCTCTTTGCAACACTCTGTGTTCTGTCAACCCAGTCGAACTCGGCAAAGTCGATTGAACCTGCACTCACATTGTTTGTCATTAACAACATCATTGGGCAACCCTCGGAGTCGAAGGCATCTGACGATCCACTCAGTTGTGGGTCACGTCCAGCGGGCTGGTGGACAGTGAGACTGACCGTTGTATTGGCTGGGATCTCGTAGTATGGGCTGGTAATGTTATTCCCTGGCGTTGGCGGAAATGTTGGGAATGCAACATAGTCAGAGTTCTTGTAGAACGCATAGATTGGCGACCGAACAAGAATGTGCTCGCTTGGCCCCGACTTCCACGTCACGTCCGTTCCAGAGATGGACTGGATCTCCAACAACTCATAGCCGCCTGACTTGTTGACGGCGAGGAACTGGTCATCGGCAGCAAAGTCGCCATTATTTGATGTTGGCGATGTCAGTGTCGTCGTCGTTCCCCCTGCGGGAATCATTCTCTTGTTTTCGACAATGCCAACTGTGGAACAGACAAACAGTTTCTGATCCTGACTCCCAGCCGTTGCACTGAACCGCAACAGGACTGGAATGTCTGTTTCCCTCGGCGGGCAGACCGCAATGATGTCGGTGCCCACCGTTTCAGTTAGATTGCCGATTGAAAACATTACGAGATGAAGTCCTCGCTTGCTGGAACCCACTCGTATTGAACGTAGTCGAGTTTGCCTGCGTTGGTCACATTGTCGGACCACACGAGCATTGGCATACCAGAGCCACTGACTGGTGCCTCCTTGCCACGCTGTGCAGGAACCCCGCATTGGATGTGCAGGTTGTCATATGAGACGGTATCACTTGCAGCAACATCGAACGACTCGCTTGCATGGATATCCAGCGAACCATAGAACGCCCAGACCTCTGCCCCAACTTCTACTTCTTCGCCAGTCGCTGTGATGGTGACAGTCGTCCCAGTGATGGATGAAATTTTGCGTGCTTCCAATGCTCCGCTTCTCGTGCGGTATGCAATCCAGTCGTCAGCCGCCAACGCAATGGTGGTGCCATCGGTTGCTTTGCCAGGGTCATTGCGTGCAAGTTCCAAGGTGGTGCCAGATGCGTCAGTAAACTCAATCGTTCTGGTCACGCCAAGCGGTGAGCAGAAGTAGAGTTTGTGACCGCTTGCACCGTTGCGGTACTTGAGCCCACGCACGACTGGGATCATGTCGCCGTTTGGTGGGCAGATAGAGGTGATCTCTGTACCAGCCGAAGTGGTATTGTATCCCGTAGTGTAGAAAGGCATGGGCCTCCTCCTTATTGGCAATCTTCGGCGTCAACAACAAGTTGAGTGCCGTTAATTACCTTGATTGTAATAAACGTGTTTGATGAGATTGGTGTACTAAATGGGTTGTAGACCCTGAGTTTTGTCGCAGTCTCAGTGATTGCCCCATCGTTGGCAATCATGCAGAGATTAACCTCGGCCCATCCTGCTGTCGAACCTTCTCTGGCGGGGATGCCAGACTGATCAGTCTTTCCCAGCCACCCAGACCAGCCGCCGAGATGGTTCTTCTTGTCATGTTTGCGTGACAGTTGCCTCGCCAAGTGAGCAACGGCAAGTTGTTCGTCTCGACGCATGTCTAAGCCTGCAAGAATAGGGAGAAGTCAATTTCATCCTGTGATCTGAACCGCAGGTAGTCTGGGCGTTTGTCGAGTTCGTTTGGTGTGTCCCTCAGTTGCCCATTCACGTCGATGTACCCACTCCTGACGCTCCCGTTCCTCTCAATGGGAACGAGGTTGCCATCGACATCAATCCTCATCGTATCGACCAGAGGCTGAACCTTGTCGTGCCCGTATATCACTCTGTTCGTTTCTGTCGGCTGTAGCCCAGGCGGATAGAAGTACCGCTCGCTGAGCATGATTGGATATGTAACCTTCACAGCGTTGGTTGGACCACCAGCAAGTTGAACCGTCTGCTCAGTTGCCTTGACTGCACCGATCATCCACAGCCCAGCATCTTTTGATCTGTATTGGTTCTTGTTCGTCTTGAACGACCTCTCCATCATCTGCTCGTAGGTGATGGCAGATTCAAACTGGGTGATGTTCAGGGTCAGTGTCGGGATTGTCTCTGTGATTGGTTGCTGGAATGGAGTGTCGGTCGGGAGTTGCCAGCACTGTTTGCCGTCCTTGTCAGCATAGAGGACACGCTCGTAACTGTTGACCGTTGCAGTGACAATTGGCGTGATGCTATTCAATGCCGCTGGAGGTGCCGCAGCACACTGCTCTGCCTCGATGTCGCCAGTTTCAAACGAACACTTAACATCAAACAGGTAAGCGTTGTCTCTGCTGCGTGCTACCTCCTTGGACCTGCAAACAGCAAATGGCATCCCAACCCCAGCGGTTGCTGAGTACCATGTCGTCTTGTTGACAACTGGCAGTTCTGCAATGCAGGCAATCTCAATGTCCGTGACGTGTGCAGGGGATGTGGCAGTGGCTAGGACACGATATGTTCTGTCAGCCTTGTGGTTGACGGTTCGCACTCCAAGGTTGCTGACCTTGCCAGTCACGGAAACACTGGACTCCCTTGTCTCGCAGATGGTGTATGTAAAACTCATGGATTCACTCCGTAATAACCAGCCTGCGTGTCAATTTCCTCAGTAACCTGAGTACGCTGTGCGGCAGCAACTGCCTTCATGCTTGCAACCATTTGAGCCCTGTCAGCAGCGGCTTGGTTCTCCCACTGTTCGACTTTCTGATCTCTGCGTGCCTCCATCTCCATTTGTCGCAGGAACTGGAACTCGGCAACAGATCCAGCATCGAAGGAGGATGCACCGCTTTGATCAGCCTTCTCTAACTTTGCCGTATCCTCCTTGATCTTGTCCTGTGCTGCCTTCGTCCTGTCGTCAATTAGTTTCTGGCGTGCCTTATCAGCGTCCTCGGCACGCTTCAATATCTTGTCACGCTCCTTCTCAAACTCCTTGAGGTTCTGCCGCTCCTCCTGTGCTTCTAGGGCTAGGAGTTCACGCTCTTCCTCGGCAAGTCTCAACTGTTCCTTCTTCGCCGCAATCTTGTCGTACTCGATCAACAGCGAAGCACGTTGCTCTTCTGTCAGTTCAGCCTCGTTGATCTTCTCCTGAAAATCTAGTCTCGCTTGCTGTGCTGCCGTGTACTCTCTCAAATCTTCATTGATGATGTCGTAGTAGTTCTGGATCTGCTCCGATTCCATCTTTGCGGCACGCATCATGTCATTTTCAAATTCCTTGTTTGTCTCCTTGAGTTGCTGCATCAACTTGACCCTCTCCTTGTAGAGCCCAAGTTGCCCCCTGACCAACAGGCTGAACTTAAGGGTCTTGTCAAACAGTTGGTCCTGTGACACGGCAACTGGGTCCATCAGCGTCTTTAGCGTGCTGACGTAATCGACGATCTTGCCAAATTCGCCCGCCCACTTGTTCGCCACTTTCATCAGGACGACGATCCTTGCACGCATGGGCTCTCCCATGTCACGCATGATCTTCGAGAAGGTCTGACCCAACTGAGCAAATTGCCCAGTGATTGTGTTCAGTCCATCTTGCAGAGCACCAACGCCACCCCTCTTCTCGGCGGCTTGCTCAAGAACCTTTGCCAGATCGTTTGCAGAGACAAGACCATCCTCGACCATCTGCCTAGCGTCAGCAGCGTTGATCTTGTAGTAGTCGGCAATCTCCTTGTAGATACCAACGCCAGCATTGGCAAACTGAAGTGCCTCCTGAGCCATCAGTCGCCCCTTGGAGACAACGTCCGTGTAGGACTTCCCAAGGGCACCAAGCATCCCCGTGTCGCCACCTGCAAGGACTCCAAGCGTCTCTGCGAGTTTTGGAATGTCTTTGGAACCAACATCAAGGTTGAGCATCTGCACGGCAAACTTCTGCATCTGATCCGCAGAGTAGGATGTTACTCTCGCAAAATCCTCCATCTCGTCGGTCAGTGCTTCGGCAGCAAACCTGTTGCCACCCATGACCCGTTCGATCTTCATCTGGGCAATGGCAAACCTGTCCGCCATCATCGTTGCTTTGCCAAGTGCAGCAACGGCACCAGCAATCCACGTCAATGGGTTGGTCGCCATTGCACCGAAGGATCTCGCAAGACCTTGGATCTGGGGACCGAATCCTGCCGCTTGAGTGAGGTTACCAAGCAACTTGCTTAGTCCGCCATTGACTCCAGCAATGCCGTCTTTGAACTGGGCGAAGATCAGATTGCGTTGCCGATACAGATCCTGAATGGATGAGATTTTGCGAAGTCGGATCTCGTGCCACTTTGCAAGACGCTTCTCAGCCGTGAGTTGACGCTCCGCCAACTTCTGCTTTGCCGCTAGTTCCTTTGCATCGGCAATCGCCTTCAGCCGACCCTCTAACTGCTGATAGTAAGGAACGAGGATTGATTTCTCCTCCCTCGTCCCTTTCATTATCCTGCGACTGATTGCCTCCATCTCAGCCTTGATCTTGGAGACTTCATCAGTCCCAGACTTAATGGCCCTGACAAGAAGTTCTTGCTCAGTCTTTGTCTTTGCCGCACCACGAGCAAACCCTCTAGGGTCGAGAATCACCTCGTAGTACAGTGCCCCTACTCGATCTCCCTTTGCCATTTGCTATTTTCCCAAGATATTCAGAGGCTTCGATTGAGTTGCCGTCAAAGGACGATGAACTGCCGCTCTTGACGCTTTCATATGCTTCACGCTCTTTTTCGCCTCTGTGAATCCTGAAACTTATCCACCAGTCAACAAGCACTGGTGGAACGCTGTTCATCCAAGAGATCGGATCATCTATTCCAAGTTCTTGGCAGATCGAAAACACCCACGCAAGTCGGTGATTCTTGTCGAAGTGTTCGACTAATTTTTCGATCCGCCCGTCAACTTTCCCTCACGCTTGGTTGCCCACTCTTCGATAGCGTGAGTGAGCATGTCCAATTTCAGTGCGTCGAGTTCCAGCAACTCCTTGACATCGGAGTCCTTGAAGATGCTTTCCCCATCCTTGTCGCATAGATGGTCGATGATCGTGTAGATCCTCGCCCTACGGATGGCATCGTTATCGACCTGACCTTTTTTGTCATAGAGGCTGGCAAGTCGCCGTGACCGCTGGAACTCAGATACGGGCTTGACCCACATCTCGTGCCCAAACAATTTGACTGGCAGTTTGTCAGGCTTGGAGCACGCAAGTTCAGCCAGTAAGTTCTTCTTCGTCAAACTCATCAAATTTCACACTCTCTGATTCAACCAATTCAGCAGGCAACTCTGGGCATGGGACAGATGTTGTTCCACTACGACCCAAGATATTATCGACCTCTGACCTGACCCAATCCGCTGTGATTGGATCAGTCGGTTTTGTAAACAAGATTTTGCAGTCCTCGCCCCAGCCAACAAGACCTACATTCTGGCGGGATTCATCCTCGCAGATGTAGATCATGTACTGACTGAACGTCTCTGTTTCGCCAGTGACGAGATTGACCCCAGTGTGTACTTCGAGTTCGACGTGCTTACTCATTATGTACCTGCGGTATAGGTAGGTCCAGTTTCGCCGTCAAAGACGAACGTGACTTGCTGCTCAAGGATGCCGTTGATCTCGACGCTAGGAAGCGTGCATGATGAGATGTAGCCAGTCCCAGTGAGGATGCCACTGGTTGAGCCTGCCGTTGGCAGCGTGATCGTGATCGTGTCCTGAACCCCATCTGGAGTCAGTGGGGCGTCATCAAGTTCAAACAGGATGCTCAATGCAACTTCCCCGCCATCAACTAGGTCGCCAACGATCTTGTTGGTGTAGCCAGTCGATGTAATGCAGGAAGTGTCGAGCACCTCCATCGACCACTCAGGAAGAGTGATTGATCTTGCACAGGTAACGGCACCTGCGGTGGTGAATGCAACGGTCGTCCCTTGTCCAGTGCTGCCAGCCATTTCTATATCCTTCTATAGTTGATCATAAAGTCTTGGGTACACCAGTAACCCCTTTCATCGCTGCCGTCAATCGGCTCGATGATCTGCCACGAGGCTCCAGAGTCAGCATTGACCCCTTCAATCCGATGTGTTGAATCAGCAGATGAGAACGAAACAAGTGCGTCCTCGACTGCTTCTTGAAGTTCCTCCGATTGCCCACGAGTCTCGCAGACGATATCGACGGTTATTCTTGAGTTGTAAACTTTCGTTGACCCGCAGTTGTCAACGGTCGCATAAGCCTGAGTGCTCTGGAGCGTGATGACAACAATCGGTAGCGTGTCATCCTGCGGCGGGTTGTCTGCGTAAACCCTTCCAGATGATAGCGTCGAGACGCTTGCATCTGCTTTCAGTTCAGTAATTATCTGTGGGATTGGTCTTGTCATCGTATAAAGTCTGACTCTCTAATGTCCCACTTCTTCAGTGCTTCTTTGATTGCACGTCTCTGTTCGCCAAGCGTCAGTTTGCCCGCTGGACCCATGAATGGTCTGACTTTGTGCAACCCACTGCTCTTTCCCAGCCTGATCGGAGTCTTTGGATTTGGATGCCAATACTTATGGACTGCACGCTTGCCGTCTGCTGGCTCATGGACATGGGCAAAGTTCTTTCCCTTGTCACCAGCCTCGTACCTTGGACCAACAATCTGGCTCGAAACCAGACCCTTCTCTAGCCTGCGGATCGGTCGCTTGATGATCCCACCAGGGTCAGCAAGGCTCTTTCCGCCAGTGCCTCTCTTGTCTGAAATCTTCTTCGACCATGACCCCCTGCCGATGTTCTTCATCGCAGATCCGTCTGGCAATCCCCTCGTCATCGTCTTGTACGACCTACCGATGGTCGTCTCGTTGCCACCCTGTCTGACAATCTGCTGTGCTTTCTTCCTGACAATCGTACCGCATCGCCCGACCGCTGTCGGACAGACTTGGCGTGCCATCTCAGATGTCAGCCGCTTTAGGTCGCCATCGAGGTCAGTGCTTGACACGGTAGTGACAGAGCCTTTCTTCGACTTCTTGTTCCGTGTGAACTGATCGACCTTCTTGTTCAGATCGCTCTTGAAACTCACGTCACCGACCTCAGTTCAACCCGAAGGGTGAACCCATCGCCTGACACGTCTCTAATGGCTGTGATGCCGTAGGTCTGCCCGTCAATGATACACCGTGACTTGGTTGTCACGCCTGCACAATCGTGCTGAGGCTTGTCGCCAATGGCAACCTTCTCAGTGGTTGACTTCACTGCAAACCCGCTAATGACCTCGGCACCAGATGCGTCGATCAGTTCGCACGGCCATGCTTGGATGGCAGTCGTCCATGTCCCATCAGTGTATGACAAGTGACCGTACTCATCGGAGGTGCTTGGGGGGTTTTGGAACTTTGCCAGTTTGTTCCGATGTCCAATCCGCTTTCTGTTGAAACCAGTTACTTTAGGCATTACGGATATGAACTCCTGATCAGTCGCCTGATGATTGCCTCGTATGACCTTCCGTTGTCAGTGTTGACCCCATTCTCCATTGCTGGATCATAGTATCGAACACCAACATCCATCAGCACTGCCTGCTTGAACAGGCGGGGAACGCTTGCAGGGTCAGTCGATCCGCAAACGAATGTCACCGTCACCGTGTCACGGTTGCTGGCAGTCGAGAGCGTATCAGGCCACCCATCATCATCATTCAGGCAGGTAACAGAGTTCCTGCCGATATCGAGTTCATAGTCATCTGTCGATAGCGTCTGGCTCGCACCGTCTGCATCAACATAACCAATGGATGTAATCGAAGATGCTGGTGCCATGTTCAGCAGTATGGCACCAGCACTGTCTGGGAACCCGCACTGCGACTGTTGCCAAGTGCAGGAAATGAGCGAACGCTCGATGTCCCGTTCAACCTTCTCAATCGACGATTCAATCAGTTGAGTTATCAGATCGTCCTGATCGCTTCCCGCCACTCTTAGGTGAGCCTTTGCCTCGTCCAGACTTACCGCTAACTTTTGCGGGTTTGTCGTCCTTTTTAGCGTCCAACTCATCTAATTTCTCAATGACGTTAAAACTCAACAGGGTCTTGACGACCCCTTCCCTGATTTCGCCTGTTGCAAAGACATGACCCGCACGGAAACCCATGCGGTCAGCCTTGAATTTATACTTAGCCATTAGCCAGTGATGGTGATCTTGCCAAGAACTTCTGGGTTGGCAACTTGAATGTCGATACGCTCGGTAGCGACAACGCCAACTTGATCGTTCACTGCGAACAGTTCGTTCAAGACCTTGAAGTTAGGTGAACGACGATCACCGAAGTAGCATCCGAGACTCAAGTCACCGAACACTGCAAGCAGGTCGCCTGCGGTAGTTGCCGATGCACCTGGGAGGACGCTAACAAAGTTCACTGGGTAACCCAGCAATCGAGGTGATTGACCACCTTCCAAGTCAGCCAGAGTGTTACCGCCAGCGGCGTTCAACAACTCACGGACAGGACCGTGGAACAGGCTTGCATTGATGTACCACTCGTTGCGAGCACCGACGATTGGGTTGCCAATGCCAGCGACACAGTCGGTGAAGTCAGACAACGCCAAGGCAGCAACACTTGCCACGTTCACGTCAGCGACATCAGTATCATCTTCGATGCCGTCAGCATTGATAG